AACTTAGTAAATGTAGCAACGATAACACCCAAAAATTCTATGGGTAATCTTGGAGATACAAATAGAACAACTATGGTAGACGTTACTGCAGAAAACGCTGCCAAAATACAAACAATTTTAATATCTAACACAGATGGTACTAATGCTTGCGATGTAACAATAGAAGTAAGCAATGATAATGGAAGTACTTATTATAAAGTAGCAAGTACAATTTCAGTGCCAGCTGATTCAACATTAAGTTTTTTAGATGATGTTGGACCTATATGGTTAGATGAAACAGATTTATTAGCCGTTACAGCAGGGACAGCAAGTGATTTATCTTATCACGTTTCTTATGTTGAATTGGCTGACTAATAATAACGGAGTATAAAACATGCCTAAAATAATTAAATCAGCTAAAGGTTCATTTACAGCAGCAACTATCACAGTTGATGGATCTGGAAGAGTTATTGATGCTTCTGCTGGTGCTGGAGCAGCAAACATGACACTAAGACTTACTGCTAATGGCCCTTCATCTGGAAACTTTGCAACACCTGGTAACGCTAGTAAATACCTAGCGTATAGTTTTGGTGGCGGCGGAGGCGGAGGCGGCGGAATCTCTGGAGGAGATACTAGACCTGGGGGCGGTGCCGGTGGTGCTGGAGGTAAAGGATTTTTTAGTGGTAGCGTTGATGCTAGTACAACATATGCTTATTCAATCGGTAGTGGTGGTAATGGTTCTGGACCTGGAGGTTCAGGTAATTCTGGAAATGCTACAACTGTAACAAACTTATTTACTACTAATGGTGGTGGAGGTGGTAATGCTGCTCCAGGTAATGCTGGTAGTGGGGGATCAGCTCCCGGTGGAACAGTTTTATCCAATAACACTTTTTTACATGGAAACCCAGGCATTGGAGCTGGTGGAGCTGGAGGTCCTGGATCACCTACTCCGGGTACTAGTGGTAGTGCTGGTAGTGGGGGACATATAACTGTTTACGATAACGGGTAATTTTAATTATGGCATATATTATTAGACAAGGAAATATTTTATCTAAAATTGCAAAAGACGATACGGATAAAAATGAACAAAATCTTTCATCTGAAATTTATTCTTCTATAGATATAAGTGATTCTGATTTTTTAAAATTAAAAAAATCAAGAGCAACTGTTACAATTGATGGTGATAATGTAACAATTAATGATGTAGCATCAACAACTTTTGAAGATTCAAATGCATTAACATTAGAAATTGATTCAATTAAATATTCTTTAAAACAATTTTTAGACATATCTTCTAATAGTTCAAAAGCTATCTATTCAGTAGCTCAAACATATTATAATACTTTAGATATTTTTGATGTTTCAACAATTAGTTTTCCATTAAATAAAACATGGGAAGAATATTGTGAAGAAAACTCTATAACATACATACACCCTTTACAAATTCCTTAAAATAAAGTAATATTCTTTCATGTTTCAGAAAGAAATTAAGTTCATTAGCAATAAACTTATTATTGAAGACAAAGATATTTGTCCAGAACCTGCAAAATTAAATATTCCTGATTGGTATAAAAAATTAACTCATAGTATTGAAGAAAAAACTGTTAAAGGTTGTATGCCTTTTTTGGATACATTAACCACTGGTTATATTTTAAAAATGCCTGTTGATTATTATGTTGAACATAATGTTGAAATTGATGGAGAAAAAAAAACTGGAATGCAAAGCAGTGCAGTAAATATAGACGATTCTATTAATTTAAATTATAATGGTCGTCAAGAATTTCATCATCCTAAACAACTTAAAGGGTGTCCTTATTTAGAAAAAAATAAAAATTTAAATTTTCATAAAATAATGAATCCTTTTATAATTAAAACACCTCCAGGATATTCATCACTTTTTTTACCCCCTATGAATAATCCAGATGATAGGTTTTCTATTATACCTGGAATAGTTGATACAGATACATATAATTTAGAAATTAATTTTCCGATACTTTTTAACGGTGATAAATATGACTCATTAAAAACAACTATAAAAAGGGGTACCCCTTATGTTCAAGTAATACCTTTTAAAAGAGATTCTTGGAAAATGAGTATTAAAGAAAAAAAAGAAAATAAAAAAGATATTTTTAATTTTCATAAATACGTTATCAATAATTATAAAAAAATATCTTGGTTTAAAAAATCATGGAAATAGAAAAAGATTTACATAACTATATAAGAATTTTTGAAAATGCTTTACCTGAAAAAATTTTAAATAATTTTTTAAAAGTATGTAAAGATTATAAATCTTGGAAGAAAGCTACTATAGTAGCTAACTCTGAAGGTGCAAATGCAGTAGAAGAAAAAACAAGAAACACAAATCTATGGTGTTTAAATAATATAGGAAATAAAAGTTTGACAGAGGTTCATTGGTGTAATTTTTTTAAACATATTTTTAAAAATGCAATTAATGAATATTTAGATCTTTGCAATCATTCTAGTCGTAGAAATCATTTTAAAGTTTTAGATATACAGGTTTTAAAATATACAGAAGAAGGTCATTATGTTTTTCATATTGATCATGGAACCACAACTCCTAGAACTTTTAGTTGTATTTTTTTTGTAAATGATGATTACGAAGGTGGTGATTTAAAATTTAGATATCCAATTAGTGAAGAAGAAAAAATAATACCTAAGAAAAAAAACACTTTAATAGTTTGGCCAAGTAATTTTTTGTATCCACACACAGTCACTCCAGTAAAAAACGGTGAAAGGTTTTCAGTAGTATCATGGGCACTATAGAAAAAAATAATAACTATATAAATATTTTTAAGGTCAATAACTTTGAAGTTCATCAAAAAAATTTAATTAATTTAATACATCAAATACCAGAAACTTCTTTAAAAACAGAAAAAAGTAAAATTTCTCATACTGATTGGCATATACCCGCAACAATGAAACGAGAATATTTAGAATATTTTACTAAATATATATATGAAGAATACGCAAGAAATTTATGCGACGTTTTTAATGCAGAAAAAGTTGAACCAAATAATTTTTGGTTTCAAAAATATAATCAAGGAGATTCTCACTGTTTACATCGGCATGGTAACGTACATTTTACAAATGTGTTTTATTTAAAAATACCAGAAAAATATTTAAATACAAAAATATATAATTTAGATAAAGAAATTATTTCAATTGATATAAAAGAAGGAGATATACTAACCTTTCCTGCTTTTTTAAAACATGAATCTGTAGAAAATAAAAATAAAGATTACAAGATGATTATTTCGTTTAATGTGGATATAGTATAATTATGAGTATCATAGGAAAAGATTTTAAATATAAAGTTATAAAAAATTTTTTAAGTCCTGAAGAGATTAAATTACTTTCTAACTACTGTGAAATTAAACATAGATTAAATGATGATTCTTTTGATGTTGATCAAAATAATAATGGAGATAGTTATTTTTATGGAGATATGGCAATGGAATCTTTAATGCTAAGTAAAAAAGATTTGATGGAAAAAGAAACAGGAAAAGAATTATTAGAAACATATGCATTTTGGAGAACATATACAAAATTTGCTGTATTAGAAAAACACACAGATAGACCTTCTTGTGAAATAAGTGTTACAGTCAACATTGGTGGAGACGGAACACCTTGGCCTATATTTATGGATGGCAAAGCTATTGATTTAGAATCAGGAGATGCTGCTATTTATTTAGGTTGTGAAGTAAAACACTGGAGAGATGAGTTTCAAGGGGATTTTCAAAACCAAGTTTTTTTGCATTATGTTGATAAACATGGTATAAACAAAGAATATCATAAAGATAAAAGAATATATTTTGGAATAAAAAAATGATTTTTAATCAAGAAAAAGATGGTTCTGGTAACATTGTATTTTCTGAAGAAGAAATAAAAATTATAGAAAAACATAAAAAAATACATTTATCAGCAGAGGGGCTTAAAAAATTTGGAGATAATTTAGTAGAAATTGTTATAAAATTTCAAAATAATTTTCCAGAGCCTATAAGTCAAAAAGCGACATATGGTAATAGTGTCGACATTGAGAAACCAAAAGACAATACTTAAATACCCATATATTGCTGCTTTTATTCTTTATATATTTAATATATAAGGTCAATTATATATACAAGGATTTATTATGCTACAAAAGATAGGCTTCCAACCAGGTATAAATAAACAAATTTCAGAAACTACGGCTGAAGGTCAGTGGATAGATTGTGATAATGTTAGATTTAGATACGGAACACCTGAAAAAATAGGTGGTTGGAAACAATTAGGTACAGATGATTTAACAGGAGCTGCAAGAGGTCTTCATCATTTTGTAAATAGTCTAGGTAGAAAGTACGCTATTATAGGAACTAACTCTATTTTATATGCTTATTCAGGTGGTGTATTTTACGATATACACCCTATTAAATCAACAACTACACTTACAAGTGCATTTAGCACAACCAACGGATCACCGACTGTTACTATAACTTTTTCTGGTGCACACAATATTCAAGAAGATGATATTATTCTTTTAGACAATTTTACAACTATAACTAATTCAAACTTTAGCGCATCTGACTTTGATGATAAAAAATTTATGGTAACATCTGTACCATCAACTACAACTTTAACTATTACAATGCCTTCTAATGAAACAGGAAGTGGTGCAACAACATCTGGTGGTATAAGAGTTCAACATTACTATCACGTTGGACCAGCAGTACAGGCAAAAGGTTTTGGTTATGGACTAGGATCTTGGGGTGGTGAGGCTGCAGGAGCAGTAACAACAACTTTAAACGGAGCGATCAATGCTGCAGTTACTAGTATTACAGTAGCTGACGCTTCACAATTACCAAGCTCAGGAACTAATTTTATTATAATAGGGTCTGAAGAAATTTCATACACAGGTGTTAGTACCAATACTTTAACAGGATGTACAAGAGGTGTAGCAGGAACAACAGCAGCTTCTCATAGTGATGGTGCAACAGTTACAAACTCAACTGACTATGTTGCATGGGGCGAAGCAGCATCAGGAGACTTAGTTATTGAACCTGGTATGTGGTCTATAGATAATTTTGGAGACAAAGCTATTTGTTTAATACACAACAGTGCGTGTTTCGAATGGGACTCTTCACTATCAAATGCAACGACAACAAGAGCTTCAATTATATCAGGTGCACCAACAGCGTCACGTCACATGGTTGTGTCTACTCCTGATAGACACTTAGTATTTTATGGCACAGAAACAACGATAGGTGATACATCTACACAAGATGATATGTTTATTAGATTCTCGGATCAAGAAGATATTAATACTTATATACCTACAGCAACCAATACGGCTGGTACACAAAGACTGGCCGACGGATCACGGATCATAGGAGCTATCCGTGGTAGAGATGCACTTTATGTTTGGACTGACACAGCGTTATTTACTCAACGTTTTGTAGGTCAGCCATTTACATTTGCTTTTGCACAAGTTGGAACTAACTGTGGACTTGTTGGACAGAACGCTTGTGTTGAGGTTGATGGTGCTGCGTACTGGATGTCAGAGAATGGTTTCTTTAGATTTGCTGGTAAGTTAGAATCACTACCGTGTTTAGTAGAAGATTATGTTTACGATGATATAAATTTAACATCTGGAAACCAAATGATTTCTGCAGGATTAAATAATTTGTTTGGAGAAGTAATATGGTTTTATCCAACGTCAACATCTTCTGTGGTAAATAGAATGGTTGCATATAATTATTTTGATTCATCACCACAAAGACCTGTATGGACAAAT